GTCGGTAGCGCGCCCGGGGGGTGTAAATTTGTACACCCCCGCTTCTGAGGTAGTGTACGGGCGTACACTATGCCACTTTGTCACGTGGTATTTTTGAGGCAGTCAGAATGGCACAAATGCCTATTTTTTCAGCATGAAAACCGCGCCGAATTTTTTGGGTTTCTTGGTGGCATATGGCATTTTTAAAACGTTTTTTTTACCTGTTTCAATTGATGAATAGAATAAATTCCAAATGATACGCGCGGATTTAGCGCGGATTGCATCAGCTCATGACGCAAAATAAATATTTATTTTTTTATTGTTTTACCAGGTAGAGCAACCAGTAGAGCGGACCAGGTAGAGCAAGCAGGTAGAGCAAGCAGGTAGAGCAAGCAGGTAGAGCAAGCAGGTAGAGCGGACCAGGTAGAGCAAGCAGGTAGAGCGGACCAGGTAGAGCAAGCAGGTAGAGCGCATAAAAAAACCCGCGACTATGCGCGGGTAGTGGTGGTGGTGATTGGGTTATGTTGCCCTAATTCCGTTATCGTTTAATGCTTGAACAATGTTTTTTCGTCTATTGGGAGTTCCCGGCTTATATTTTGCTGCGATCGCTTTACATTGTGACAAATTAACCGTTACCGGTATTCTTATGGCTTGTTGCCCATCGGTAGCAATATACAACAGATTATGCGTTTTACGTTTTTCTATTCTCATTATTCATCCTCTTAATGCGTACCATTGCCAATATTAAAGTCTAATTCTACCACTGCACAAGCAGGACGATTGCCTAAGGTTTTACTAGGCAAACAGTCATGACACTTACCAGTACAGCTAAAAGCATTGTTATCGGGGTAGTCCGCGCGTAGTTTAGACCGTACTTCCCGATGATAGTTAATATCATCATATCGATCGAAACCTTTCGAATAATGACCATCTAGATCAACCGCGATAAACTCTCCCCTAGTAATAGGCAATTCTAAAACCGCTGATTTTAGCGCGTTGTCATTGTCGTAAATACTACCACTTGAAATGTTCAGACAATAGTTATCGGGAAACTTTAACCCCTGTTTATGCCAATCTACAAACAGATTCCAGGATTTACTATAACCCCACGATTTAAGATCAGGCCTGGTATTCAATAGGCTAAACCAAAAACCTAGTGTTTCGATCGAATCAATATCACCGTCGACGTATAACCTTACGTAGATATCGGGTTTTAGTTTGTTCCATGCTGCGCGGATTACTGATTTTCTATTGTCTAGTAAAATTGTATTTTGCAATTGTCGACAAAAAACGGCAGGATTACGCCAAGCCTTGAAAGAATAACACCACTCTAAACACTTACCCGCGCCCGGACATGTAAACCCGGGCAACGTACTAAAATTGACATAGTGCAATTTGGTATTTTTACCACTAAAGATACTAAACAAGTCGGGACTATTACCCGTGTTATTTTTTGCGTAATAATCGAAAACGCGCGCCAGTTTCATAAAGTAGTACCCATATGTTCCGCGCTGTTTTACCTTACCGGTACGATACGCATAAGCGCGCATAATCTGCGCGCGTTGCTGGTACGTTTTCGCGTTTATGATTTTACGTGCTAGGTTTTTTAGCCTCTTAAACGTCATTATCATTACCCCCCATAAATGCCCATAGAATCAGGCGTTGTGCGTATAGTTTAGGCAATTCGATAGAATCGGGGTTTTCGTTTTCTAGGCTATTTATAAAAAACTCAATCCGCTCCAATTCTACTTCTGCATTATCTTTATTTATTGGCAACATTCTAATTCTCTCTTTCATTAAAATCGGTTATCCATGCATTACATTCTGATAATGGCATATTCAAAAACACTCTGTTTAGATATTCCGGCATTGTTTCATCATCATGAGATAAATACCCATATTCACCTATAACGTGAAAAACCTCTTCCGCGCAGATCTGCGCGTATTCAGCACAATCGAAACCAGGTTCCATAACGCGCTTATAGTATTCAATTATTGTTTGTAATCTCATTGTTTAACCCCCTATGGATAGCAACGCGTCAAGCGCGTCAGAATGACAATTAAAAAACGCAATATACGATTCCGCGCGTTTTATTGCGTATTGTTGAATCACTGGTATAAATACGATTCTCATAGTGTTTTTTTGCTACCTCTTATTAAAAAAATATTGATTGAACGATTCTAGTATATAGCGTTTTTACGCTATGTCTATAGTAATCGACAGTTTTTTGTTACTACTTGAAAGATACGCGCAATAAAGTTCTTAGGATCTCCGATTGAATAGGCTATTGCGCAGGATTTACGATTGCGCTATAAGTAGAATTCAACAGATTTTAAAACCCCTGGTATAGCTAACCAGGTTTTTTAATGCGCCGATTGTCAAATTGACATTGCGCAGGTTTTCATCATATCGCCAATTATTGATGCGTTGCCATTTTGACACTGATTCAAAATGCGCACCCGCCGATGGGGGGTTGTATCAAAATCATACATCGAGAAAAGTGACGGTCGCTCGGTTTTCGAACTCACTACCTCAGAAATTTTTATTTTTAAAGATCGTTATAACCGCCGTACCGTCCGCAGCATTTTTTTAAACACTACGTTAAATAACCGCTGCCGTTTGCCCAACGCCGCTCACCCTGTTTCTCGAAAAGTATCGGCACAATTATCAGAAAGGTTTTTGCGACGATTTTGGGCTATTTCCAGTTCGCTAGAACCAAGGTTTTACAACTAAATCTAGGTTTAGGTTGCTTAAAGAAACAGGTGTTTATTTACCTGATTTATCTATAAGTATTTTACGCCGAGCTCCTGCATTATTTGATGCAGTTTAGACTACCCCTGGCATATCTGTTTTTGAAAACCGTTTTCAGCGACCCCCTACCCCCTAGTTATGCCCCTAATACATCGGCAAGTGTTTCTATATTATCACCGTCGGCAAGATCAGGACGTAAACGAGTAATGTGAGCAAACCTTGGTCGAAGCTTAACCCCGTGTTTCATAAACCTACATTCCACGTATCCACCCAAATACTGATCTCGTTTACACCAGGTATCATCGAGCGTTAACCCAGCAGCAGGTTTTGCAGCGTACTCTATCCCGTCGGATGATTGAAGCAGAAAACTTCCAATTTTCGAGGTACGTTTGCCGCCTTTCATCATTTGCTTAAAACCGACAATTTTAGAATCTATGCTCACCCACTGCTTAAGCTTATAGATGATGTTCTGCTTCATAGTAGCTCGACCATTTTTATATTGGCTCTCGGGATTCCGCATAATCAAACCTTCGAATCCCTGGTCAATTGATTGACCGAACAGAATGTTTAAATCGTTGTCATTATTGATTTGATATTGAACGACAGGTGCAACTCTGTTTAGATGCCGATACCGACGCACAGTTTCGTCGTATCGCACTTTAAACGGTTTAGTCGTTTGATTATTCCACTCGTCCAGGGTGCATGAATCGAACGCATAGAACCTTATAGACTCGTTAATATCATTACCACGGATATTTGAAATTAACTGATCAAATCTAAGGTTTCGAGAATATATCTCACCATCGATAATCGAATTGTTTTTGCGTGCTTCCGCAATTGCCTCTTCAAAGTATTGTTCCAGTTCAGCGTTAAACCGTTTCCAGTTTCTAGAATATATTCCGTCCGGGGTTATCACCGCTCGTACACCGTCGAACTTTGCCGATGCCATTAACGGGTATTTGTCGTGGTAAAAACCACTTTGAATTTCAGGTGATTTGTTAGGAGCTAACAGTAGTTTTTGATTTTGTACGTTGTTCATTTTAGTTCCCCCGTGTCAGAATCTTTTTGCGGATCATCACGCCAATTTAAATATCTCATGTAATCTATGCATGCATTTTGAACCACATGCCAATCGTCACCATTTTTTTCTACTTCGGGGCATGTACCCCCACAAAATTTACACTCGTACATTATGTGGTTTCCTTTGCGTTAAATTCGTCGTAAACCTCTTCTAATAATCGCGTGTAAGTACCTGCGCCTAACACCATGTCAATTGCCCTATCCACCCGCATACCGTCATTGATATACCCAGCGATAATCGTGCTGATATAAACAAATTTCTGATCCTGATTCATTGCTATGTTCTCCAAATATTTATTACTAAGTACGACCACAGTTTACATAGTGTTTTTTCGCTATGCAATAGGTATCGAATAGTTTTTGGTCAAACTTTAGAGATACGCGCAATAGCTATTTGTGAATTGCCGAAAGAATACCTATTGCGCAGGCTATCAACCTGCGCTATGGTTGAGAATTAGACGGAATGATATCGCCTTCGTGATACCAGGAACGCATTCACATGCGCTCAATGCCGATCTGACATTGCACAATGTTTAATCATCAGCTGCGTTTACGATTTTTGCCAACCTGGCAGCGATGCATTTTTATGCACCGCCCATGGGGGGGTGTATGAAATTCGTACAGCAAGAAAAGTGACCGTCGTTCCGATTTCAGAATGACTACCTCAGAAAATTGCAGCTTTAGAAATTGTTATGACCGCTATACCGCCCGACGAATGTTCCCAACACGATATCCATGGCGATTCGGCTCTAGGACGAAGGCAGCGACTACTATTCATGGCCAACTGTGAGTACAACTTTACAAGCCGTTTATTAGCGTTTTTGGCTTAATTTATCGCCTCTAGAACCAAGGTTTTTGAAGTAAATCTACGCTTAGGTTGCTTGGAAAAACGGGTCTTTATTAACCTGATCTATCTATACGTATTCTACGCCCATCAGCTGCATTATTTAACGCAGTTTGAATTACCCCTGGCATATCATTTTTCAGAAGTGGATTTTTCAGACCCCCCACCCCCATCTGTTGGATACGCTTGGTACATATGAACCCAAGTACCCTGCATGTCTGGACAATGAGCGTATGCTCTCTCACCGTCTATTATGATTTCACCTTCGAAATCCATCATGTAGTTTTCTAACGCTTCCGTCGCATTAGCGGCTTCGACTTCACCTCGAAACCAATTGCCGGTAAAACCTTTTTGACCTTTTACTTCTCGCAACTCGAACATCATCTTATTTCCTCAACCTAATATTAGTCTCTTTACCAGTAGCCGCATGTTTGATGGTAAGCGTCACAGTAAACCCAAGTGCATTTAACAATAGCAGCAACTTATCTAACGACGCTGAAAATCCTTTCTTCAACGTCTGGTTTAGCCCGGACTGACTGCAATCAGCCGTTTTCGCTAACGCTCGCACGGAAATCCCATCAGCATCTCGCTGTTTGTTAATCAGTTTAACTAACTGATCTTTGTTGTCTTCAAAACACTTCATAACGCTCTCCTATAGCGAATTAATACTATAGCCTACTCACTAGATCGTCAAGCCCAGTTATAAACTTAAATCAGAGTGAACATCTCTTTAGATAGCCACGCCGCAGGAGCATTGTCCTGGTCGTCTCGTGGCCGTTTTCGATTCATCCACTTCACGTCGATGATGTGTTCCTCGATCTGTGGGGTGACACTTGCGATCGCCGTTATACCGTCAGTAAACCCAACTGCAAAATACACTGGTGCGTCGGTAGACCACTCTGCCCAGTCACGCAGCTTGTACAGTTTCCGAAGGTCAATTACTACATGCCTGTGGTCGTCATAACTAAAGTTCTGAGAACGCACCTCAAGCCATCCTGTGACTTTCCGTGAATTGCAGATAGCAAAATCCACTGGCGAGTAGATGGGCATCTTCTTAAACTCTCGTGTCTGCCCCTGCTCTTCCTTTAGGTATGTCGTAAACCTTCTCACGATGCGTAATTCATCCATTTGCGAATCACGGTTTTCGAATGTCGCTCTCATTATCTTCCTTCCACGCGAAAGCTCCCATGCTTTTTTTGACCGCCCCAAACAGCCAATAAAATATCGTGCCTCCAAGCACTGCGACTGTTGCTCCCGCTCCTGCCGCAAATCCGCTCCAATACTCAGTCATCAACGATCTCCACTATTGCTCGTGCCAACTCTACTAATTGATCTAGGTTCACTATTGCTACCCACTGCCTCAAGTTCTTACGATGAAACACCACTGGTATCTCTTTGCCACAATCCTCCTCAGCTTGATCCATGGCAGCGTATAGATTTAGACGTTCGGTGTATTTTGATTCGACATGTATGCCAGGCACACCAAGCACATCGCCAGCACCTTCCTTTCCGGCATATTGGCAAGACCGATAAGCCTCTACACCAAGTAGCTTTGAAAGCTTCTCCGCTAGCTGTCGTTCGCCCCTGGCTCCTTTGTCTCGTTGCATTTTTCCCATGACACATCCTTGTAATAAACTAAGACTTCCGCATGACACGTCGGGCAACTTAAATTCGTCACGATGTCAAAATCATCGCTAACGTCATAATCATGATCGCCACCCCAAATCAGTTCTGCTTGGCAATGCCAACACTTCATCATTTTTTTATCCTGAACTCTAGTTATTAACACTTAGGTGCGGTTGTCGAAGTTGTTTACTAGCGATTTGTATATATTCTGGATTTAGTTCGATTCCTATGTACTTACGCCCATTCTCGGTAGCAACTACACCTGTTGTTCCTGTACCGCTAAACGGATCGAGAACCGTTCCCCCCGGAGGACATCCCGCAACTACACATGGAGCAATTAGGTCTTTAGGAAACACAGCGAAGTGTGCGTCTTTGAACGGTTTAGTGGTAACATTCCACACAGACCTTTTATTCCTGTACTTTCTCGCGCCTGGCTCTTTAATAGCTTCGTTATCGAAGTAATATCTTTTTGATTTGGATAACAGAAAGATATACTCGTGTGACTTAGTACACCGATCCTTTACACTTTCAGGCATAGCGTTTGGTTTGTTCCAAATAATATCCTGCCGGAGAATCCATCCGGCTTTTTGCAACTCAAACGCTACTCTCCACGGTATGCCTACCAGATTTTTTGCGGGTATGTTTACTTTGCTTCGTATTGGCCTCATTCCGACCGTTGCGTTGGTTTTGTATTGCCTACGACTACCATGCTCAAGACTTTTGCGATTGGTGTTAGACGGCGAATACGTGTCGCCTAAGTTCAGCCACAAGGTTCCTTTCTTTTTAAGCACTCGTTTAACCTGTTCGAACACATTTACCAACTCGGCAACGTATTGTTCAATTGATTCCTCTAAACCTATTTGCGTGTCCATTCCGTAGTCACGTAACTGCCAATACGGTGGACTTGTAACGCAGCAATCAATTGACTCGTCGTTTATTGTTGGAAGTATATTTCTGCAATCATCACCGAATAGTTGAACTTCCGCTGTTTTAAAACACGCTTTCATTTCTTTATCCTAAACTCAGGACATCCGCACTTTGGACAGCACCTGACATCGGTGTACTCTTGGTTACAGCGGTTACACAGCTTGACTATCGCCATCTTTTAACTTCCTTAGCTTTTCGCTGCCTTCTCCTATCTCATGAAGGCTGTTCCACATTTCAATTAGTTCTGCTTGCTTGTACCGTCCACGATCAAAGCCGATCGCTGTATAACACTTTGGATTTGTACATCTTATTTGTGAACCGACGTTGTAACTCAACACCTCCGGCTGTGATTCACAGCAACAACACGGCTTACAATCTTCGATAACATTATGAAACGCATGAGCGACTGGTGGTTTCACTGACGCGCGTTTGTTCCACTCAGCACCGGCTGATCGTTTCGCCGATGTCGTTACACCTCTTGCTTCGCATTCACACTGCACCCAGTAGCTCATACCAGATTTATTCTTTCGGCTATGAGTACGAAGGTTTTGGCTTCCGCAAAAAGGACAAGGAACCTTTGAAATATCCGCATTCGGATTTGCGTAACGATTGCGATTGCCCCATTTGTCACGAATTCTCATTTTTAAGAACCTCCACTGCTAACCGGATGTACTTCGCAGCCTTCTCTAAATCTTCGATCTGACCTGCAAGCTCCTGATGCTTTGCGTCATCGCCGGTTGCTCGCCAGATGTATTTCCAGACATTGCCCAGTGCAAAAGCAACTGCCTTGTCATCACCCTGTACCTGGCGAAACGTGTGAAAACACTCTAAGCCGCCACGGATATAATGGTTTGGTCGCTCAACGATCTCGTTTGCTAACTTGTCCATCTTCGAATCCATTCACACGTTAAAAATATAGGGATGCCGATATAACCCGGCACTGGTAGTAATAAAAACAGGCTGACCAACGCCCAATCATTTAGGTTGTTTTTTCTTCTTCGCTCCGAACGCAACGTGCATCCAAAATTTCAGGAAGCCCACTTCCACCAATCCTTCCTCTTTTGCAGCGGCTGCGAGCCGACACATTACATCCGACGAATTGGTTCGTATCATCACTCTGTTTCGTTCACCGACTTTGATCATTCTCGTTCGCATCTTCTTCCTCCTGCGTCTGCTTCAGTTGTAAATACACTTCTCTTGTCTCTGCCGCATTGAGACAAAACCAATCTGTCTCTGTTGCTACGGATATTCCGTTCTCATTAACTCGCACAAACGATTGATATACTTTTTCATTTGTCCTTAAATCTCTTCTGACTCGTGTCACAGTTGGCTCCTTATCTCTTCCATCCGGCTAAACAGCTCTTTTGCCTCTGTCGATTCCTTGTCTTCGATCTGCCGATACTTTGTCCGCAGAGAAACATGTTCGATTTCCAGCAGTTCCTGCCGAGTTTGCTCTTTGGTTTTTACAACCGGCTTATAGATCGGAGCGACGGCTTCATCGACCCACGTTGCCGGGTCATCCTCCCACCGTTCCTGATTGAGCCAGGTTGCTGGGTTGGGGCAGAACTTCCCCCGAGCTTTGCTGCTCTTGGAAAAATTAGCCGCAGCAGTCAGGATGTGCTTGGCATCGGCTTTCTTGACGGCAGCTTTCCATGAGCGGTTCGCTGCACCTTTGCCGACCTTCTTTGGGTACAGTTCCCAGAACTTTGAAAAAGAAACAGAGTATGTTTTTCTTTCTTCTTTATTCTTAACTTCTTTCTTCTTATTCTCGTATGCGCCTGCGTCTGCATTGGTGTATGCGCTGGTGTCTGCAACCTTGTATGCGCTAGTGTCTGCACCTGCGTCCCACCCATCAGCGTCTTCTGACTGATAAGCACTATATTTCAAGACTTTAACGTGCGTTCCATGTGTCCCACTGTTGACCCGTATCATGTCTGCCGCCTGAAGCTTGCGAAAATGCCTCATTACAGTGTTTTTATCCACGTCCAAAACGCTCGCCGCCTTGCGATAACCCGTGACCATCTCACCTCGTTCGATCAAAATGCCGCTGAGAGTACGGCGTGCTTCCCAGTTACAGCTCATGAGTATCCACACCCATGTCTTGAGCATTGCCGGGTCTCGAAATATCTCGCTTTCCATTAGCTTGCGGTGCAACTTTATATAGCCTGCCATCGTTATTCATATTCGTAATCAATCGTTGAAAAGTGATGGAGCAAGCGGCCACGGTCGCCAAACAACCAGCCCACGGCGAAACCGTGCCGCTCTCTCACATCACGCCAAAGGCGAATGAACTTGTCGCTCGCCTCTGAATCCCCCGCTGCCTTTATCACGATCTTGCTTTCCCCAGAAGCGATAAACACTGCGGTGTACATTTACATCTCCTTAAAACGGAATGTCGTCGTCCGGCATATCTACCGGTTTACGCCTTCGCGATTTCTTTTTAGGTTTCTCTACCGGCACATCCTTTACCAGGTAATCGTTAATGGTGTTACGCTCAAAATTGTTGCCGTCGTACTCTTCCTGCTCGATTGCAATCACGCATATGCCACGTTTGCCAACTAAGTCGCTCGGCTCTAGCACCATGTCGGGCTGCATGTTGTCGATCCCCACCGACGCACATAGCGATTTCACTTTCCAAAACGCTTTTTCACTACCAACTAAATAGTCATTGATAAACCGTGGTATCTCTGCGTCGATCTTGCAGCTGATCTTGATCATGTCGTTACCAGCTCTCGAAACCGCTTCCTCAGCGTCAGTAATTTCGAAATCGTATTCGCCTTCGGGTAGCAACTCACGATTCGTTGCCGCCAGCCACTCTTCTTTTACTTGTATAGCCATAACTGACCCCACCTTTCTAAACGTGTAACTCGTTTACCTCTTCTAAACACATGCGAAGCTGTTCAGCAGTTAATTCTGCAAACGACTTCACGTTAAAATCTGCTAGCCATCCGGCCATCAGCATCTTCTTCTTCTCTGCTTCCAGCCCCAGTTCAGTACATCGCTTTGAAATCTCAGCAAGCACTGTGTCTCGACCTGTTGTTGCCGGTTGTTCCGCTTTCGGCTCTGCCTGCTTAGAGTGCAGGTCTTTCATATGCTCGACGTAACGGGAGTCGTCGAATTTGCCTTCATAGATATCGCTGTTGAACCCGAGCATGCTTAAGGCTTTGCTTCTGGCATGCGTCATTAGCTTTGTGTGGATGTCCTGACCTGGCTTCCACCGCATTCCGACAACCACTGGAAACCAGTGTGCTTCGCTAACAACGAAGTTGCATTGCAGAACTACTTCTGCCGGGCATTCGGGATCACCGATATATGTCCATTTGAAATCTTCAAGCCGCCAGGCTTCACCGAACACTCCAAATACTTCTGTCGCTTTTTTGAGCTGCGACTGCGGGCAGATCGCTGTAAACCGTCTGCCAAAGTTAACTGCCTTGGTAATCGCGGGATCAGTTTTGTCCACGCTTTCCCATAACTTCAAATTACTCATCATCTACTCCTTGAATGTGAAAATAGTCGTAATGACCTTGCTTCCTGTCCTTGTTCCATGCTTCCGCACAAGTCATAGTGCGTTTCTTTTTTTTCGGTGCGTTTTGATTTTGCTTGATTGTGCGTATCGCTCTAGCGAAGCAAACCTGACATGTGTTGGTGTGATTTAAGCCGCCGCATCCTTTGCACCTCCACGGTTCCATTGCGTAGGCTCTGCGGATATTACCGCGCTCGCCGTTACAGATTCGAAGCACGCTCGACGGGTTGCGATCCAGCTTCCGAGCAATTGCATGAAACGACATACCCGAATCACGCATCTTGATAATCTGGTTCTGTTCAGCAATGGAAATCCTTTTCTTTTTCTTCTGTTTCTTTCGAGCCATTTTTCGTTCCTTGAAAAAATGAACGGGCGGTAATCCTTTACCCCCGCTCCAGCCCACGCGAGCGAATTCAGCTGGGTATCCTTCCCCAGCATCCGCTGCTATTTCTGTAAGATCGTATCCATGCGGCCTGGCAGCTCGCCAACCGTAACTGGGTTGTCCGGTGTTTCGGCCAGTCGTGCTTTCATGTTCACGCTGCCGTTGATAAATGCATTTAAATCGGTTTCAAGAATTCGCCATTGACCGAAAAGCTGGAATGCTCTAATCTTGCCGCTCTTGGCATACTTCCAGGCTGTCATACGATTAATATTGAGAGCGTCAGCGACCTCTGTGAGAGTCAGAGCGTTTTCGAAATCTTCGAATTTCACATCATCCATGAGTTGTTAGTTCCTGTTATTTGCTTTGATTTAACAGTACTAACTTATAGGGCTTTTTAGCCCGTGCAAGTTCTTTTTAGTCTCTTTTTGTTGAATTTGTGGTTTTTACCCCCCAAGTGGCGTTTACATATACCTCAATTGATGTATGCTTAATCGCAACACGTGGTTTTACTTGTGTTTATTTGTATTTAGTTTCATATAATAAATACGCACCTCTCGTCTCGCATTTAGTCCTCCAAAAAAAATGCCCAGAAAAAACATCACAAGAATAGACACTGACGGTCTGACGGAAGCTCGTGAGCAGATCGAGTACTCGATTGGAATGCTTAAAGCACTAGAAGACTTAGTTGAGTCGAGCGATTTAGAAACGCTCGATGTACCTTACTTCGCAAACTTTTCAGAGGCGATCAGGAGGATAGAAGTGTTTGTCAGTGGAGCAACTCAGGCGTATCACCAGGAGATGCTAAACAAGCATGTCCGAGAGACAAAATAGAGGTACAACAAATAACCTCGCAGTACAACAAAGTACAACACTTCAAAGTAAAAGCCTATAAAACACGGTAAAAAGAACTGTAGGCTAGACACATGCATAGACGATGATATACTTACGTTACTAATGCGGTGTAGCGAGGCTGAAACGCCTGTTTTTATAGTATATAAATAGAAGCAACCCATTTAGAAGTTACATGACGCGGGGTGGAGCAGCCCGGTAGCTCGCGAGGCTCATAACCCCACGACTCTTGCTCCTGCGGAAATCGCAAATATACTATATATACAGTGTATACAGCCCACTACACTGCTTTTCATTCACCCGATTTGTTGTACTTAGTACAACACTTTGGACGGATCACACAGAAAGGCAGTTTCTAACATGGCTACTTCTAACGCTCTTCCAGACGCACCTAAGCAACACAAAAAAGGCCACGGTTACGTTGTCTATCGCAACGCAGATGGCGTGCGTAAACAGAAAACATTCCCTGGCAAATTCGGCTCAGAACAAATGTGGAACGCTTTCCGAAAATGGCGTGCCGACCTCGCTGGAGAATATCACTCTGAGTCGCCTCAGGCCGCTCGCAGACGCTTCGCAACGGTCGAAGACGTATGGTGTGCTTTCTACGAATATCACGCCAAGAGGCGGCTGGCAGGCGACCCGAGACAGTCACGCTCGGATAAACGATATATGCAGGATGTCGAATGCGTCGGACGCATGCTTCAGCCCTACCAACACATCGAAGCAAACACGTTTGATAGCCAGATGCTCGACGAGGTTTTGGAAAACGAACATTTAAAAACTGGCAATGGAACCAAACGACTCAACGACAAAATGCAGCTGATCCAGAAGTGTTTTAAATTTGGCGTGCGAAAGAACCTTGTCGATGCCGCCGTGTACGGTTCACTGCTTACTGTCGAAAAATTCAATAAACTCGACCGGCACATTAAGCAGCCGGAAACCCGACTGCCCTGCCGAGAGTCTGACCTCCTGGAGGCACTGGCACACGCCAGCCCAACGATCCACACGATGCTTATGGTGGCGAGCCTCACCGGCATGCGTAGTGATAACATCTGCAAACTGAGCTGGGATGAAATTGATACTAGTCGGGAAGAGTCTGATGGAGTTTGGCTCTACAAACCACTCAGCCATAAAACCGCCCACATGGGTAAAGAGCTAACAGTCGTCCTCGGCACAAAATGCATTCAGGCACTTCGCCGCTATGAAGAGGCACGCCCCGACCAGGGTCACCCCTACATCTTTAACCCCCATGCCAACTTCACGTTTTGCCGCTGGCAGCAATCGCTACGCCAGAGCAAACAACCTCGTGACGACCGAGAGTCATGGGCAACTTGGTTCGCTAAACTCGCAAACCGATCTAACGCCTGCTATTCGCCAGATACCTTCCGGGGTGCAGTCCTGCGAATCCTTAAGAAACATAACATCAACAGGTTCGTAATCCATCAGCTTCGTCACTATCACAGCAACAACGTGTTCCAGCATTACGCAGAGGACAATGGCTTAGAGCGGCAACAGGCAGTTATCGGCCATCACACCGATGCGATGAGCCGCAAGTACACACTTAATGCGTTGGAACTTGCCATCAAAACACAGCGTGAAATTGGGTAATTACGCTACAAATTTTTTAAAAAAACAATTTGCATGTCATATTTTGACGACATACATTAGGCCTTACGCCCTTTATAGTTCTTATACGGAATAAGATTTATTTAGAGCGTTTGACCTAACGTGTCAATCCTCCTCCGGAAAATAGGCGGTTCGCCAGAGAGGATTCAAACATGTACAAACTCACAAATGCTGCTACCAAGAAAGTTCGATATTTTAGCAGCGAAATAGAACTTGAAAGTTACCTGAGACTGATGTATCAACACACCGATGACATCACTGTAGACAAGCTATGTTTGGATCAGATTCCAAACGACCGTACCGAGCGCACCCATCAAACTAATGACGGCAGTTCGCATCGCCCAATTGGTGGTTGATTCACGCTGGGACATTTCCTGCTCAAGGTGATATAACCTAGCCTCTAAGCCGGGCTTGCCGTTACCGGCAACAATGCGTGAAATTGGAACCAGCTCAATACGCATGTTTTCGATCTTCGTATTAAGAGAATGCACACTCTCTTTAAGCTCATCAATGCTCTTTATTAGCTGCTCGCTCATTACACTCTCAATATAAAAAATGGGCAGCAGCACGAATCTTATTCGCTACTGCTGCCCGCACAAGAAGAGGCAGTTCTTCTGTAGCCTGGCTCTTTCATTTTACCAATCAAAAAGCCTTATTTGGCAACATTGGCTTTGTCGGGGTTAATCGGCCTGTAGCTATCGCCAAGGATTAAAGCTATCACCACGCCCGATACGTTCATTGCCTGCTGCTCTGTGAGCCAGTTTTGGTAAGTGCCGATTGTCGTCACCACGGCGGTAATTACCCCGGCAAGCAGTCGTTTGCTATCAGTACTCTTAAGCCAGTCGGCTACCTTACCTTTGATATTGTCAATTATCGTCTTCATCAGTTACCTCCTAGAAATGGAATTTTTTCAAGGATGCCACTGCCTGCACCACCTTTAATAATCAAATATGCCGCCAGAATCACACCGATAAGAATCGCGAGCCATTTACGTTTTTGCGATTTAGCAAGAGCCAAATTCGCTTTGGCGTCCAACCGGCTGGTTTTATTTTCGGTCTTCGCTTCTTTACGCTCGATCTTTGCGTCACCTACGTATTGTCCGTCTTCACGGTATCGTTTTTTGCGTCCCATTAGTAAATAGCTCCATTAGTTGGACAGATCACCCAGGCATCGCACCGATCTGCAATCATCTCGGCTAGTGGTGGCTCGCTCTCGATATACCAATCCATGCCATACTTAGTTATTTCCGAAGCTTTGTATTCGGCAACGTCTTCAGCTCCCGGTATATCGTTGCCCTGATACATGATTAAACGCTTGTAACTGACCCGAAGTTCGGCAAGCAACTCGATAGTCGCTTCTCGCTGATGCTCCGGCCTCGCCGTGATAATAGCATGTACCGCCTGCTTTCGTGGCAACAACAGAGGCTCCCCAGTCCAATTGCTTACGATCACCCCGTCTAAATCAAAACCGGCGTTATCAATGAACATGGAGTTCATAAAGTTCCACTCAAGCAGATGTGGAGCGGGCAGCGGCATACCGAGAATGTCCGGCTGGAGGCCGCATAACGGATTAGCAAAAGCACTTGCAAAGATTGCCTGTGGAAAAGACTCACGCACCTGTTTAATTACATGACCGCTCATCACCGTATCATCAAAAAACAACGGCATCGACATGTTGGCCTGCATGTGCTGAGTGCGACTACCGCCGCCGACCATCCTTATTTCGTCGCCATCAAGAGTTGCAAGAGGCAGATGTAGCATGGTTGCCAGGTAACTAGCACCAATCATTCCGCTCCGGGGGATACCGACAACCACCGAAATATTGTTTGGCATTGAACCCAACATTTCACGACAGATATGAATGTATTGTGTAGTTGGTATCCATCGAGCATTCTCAAACTGCTCACTTGCGTAGCGCTTATTTAGCTTTCGCTTACGCTTATTACAGCCGCCGCATGGCTTGATCCCGACGGCACTTGTCATTCGTGCAAATTTGTCGCCTACACCTTTACTCAATGTGCAGTTACGCCGTGTCGGCCTTGGCTTATGTTTACCACAGCTAACACAAACGACACCGTCATCCACCTCTTTCCAAACGCAATGCATCGCTAACTCCCCACGATATCTACCGTTAACCCCAGCAGACTACAGGTGCGTCCGCTATTTAGATTCTGCGACTCGATAACTTTTCCCCAATCGGTTATGTACCAATAAGTGTCAACGGGAACATTGCTCAGGTTCACCATACAATCAGAGTACGCCGCATCCGACAACTCCGGCAATTCAAAAGTAAACCGCGCCCCTGCTCCACTGTCACACATAAGCTGTAGCGGATACAACGGATGATGCCACATAAACAAGTCGTCACTCGTGCCGAACGGCGTTCCGGTATGTAGACAAACCTGAAGATGTGCTTGTTTTCCGGTAAACCATAAAACCATCTTAGAAACATGCACGTCGCTACCGTTGCATGATCCGCTCGGAGGTGAGCTATGACCGTCAGCCGAATATACATATACGCAATTGCCTGATGCGTAATCACTCTTTGCGTAATAGTCTGCCGGTTTATTTCGGGTATTGACCCAATCGTTTACCCCATGCGGCCATTTTTCGTAGTTGTCGGACTGTAATGTTAAGGTGTACGTGTCGTTCAGATTTGAACAATTCGAACACGTTACAAATCTGAACTCCGGATCAGCAATTCCAGAGATCGTCACATCGAACTCGTCTGGCACTTCATCACACGGACAATCCAGATAACAACTCGGACAGTTTTCTTCCTCAGCACTTTTGATAGCGGCAATCGCAAATATTTTTATTGTTGAAGAGGACGATTCACTATGATCAAACCCATAGTCTGCACCTTCAAATGTTGTGTATTTAGTAGTTAGCCCAAAGCCTGACGGTTCGCAATTCCAATAGGCTGCTTCATCCGTCCATACCGGATCGACAGTAATCGTTGTATGCACAATGACGTGTGTTGTTGTCCATTGCAAGCAAACATGCTCGTTATCAGGCTCTGCTCCTCGAACACCAGTGCGTGAAGCAATTGTTGATGCTGTGCCTGACGATACTTTACCGATGACGAGGTTATAGACGGTGATTAACGCATTGTCGGTATAAGCACAGGACTCGTCAGCAGTACGTGTAATTTCTAAATAATGATGATTGTTTGCGTCCAGATAATCAAAATAGATTTTGACCGTCGAACCTACATCCAATTTTTTGAACCGAAACCGCAATGAACCTTTTTTGTCAGATGTGTTCATTGCACGGTTTGACCACAACACCCCGCTAGTCGATGTGTTTTCGTAGCCGGTACTAGTTGCCTGCCACGCTGTGTCGCTGTTGTTCCATACGGATGAAATGCTGCCAGATGTCGCGTTGTCGACTAGACGTGTACAGCCCGTATCGCAGCATTCGCAGCCTGGCGAAAACCGATTGACTGCCATTTACGTGCAATCCTCCATATCGACCACAAAACGCTGGCTTAGACTATCAAGCTTTGCGGTAATGAACGCTCCGGCAGTAACAGCACTTGACGCTATGTTGATTACATCAACAGTATCACCTGAGTCGGTAAGCGTTCCGTCCTTGTCGCAGTAGTACAAACTCATTGTGCCGGAACCTGCCGTTGAGCCACTTCGGGCTGTGATAGAACCGCTGGCTTTACCAATAATTGTTTGCACCTTATCGGTAACAACCCATAATCCGCTTTGAAAGTTCCGACTAACGGTGATTAACGACCGAGGTGGGATTGGCACGAGATTAGGATTGTAGACACGTATTTGAGATGCAGATCGTTTTTCTAGTTTCTGTGTCCAGTCGGGTGCTTCTTCAGTACCTTCGTTCGTGCGTTTAAAGTCCCAAATAGATGCCAGGCCATTTCCGAACTTGTTTAGAAGCGTCACCGTATCTGTTTGAACGCTTGGAGAGGTTGTTGTGCGGGCTGTTATTTTTTCGTCAGTAACTGCATAAGCAAAATCCTCTCGAAGACTGGCTCTGGGAGGATTCTTTGCTAATGTTGTTTTGATATTCTTGAGTTGGTTTTTTAACTCACGATGGTCTGCTGTGATCTGCTGAATTGCGCGCGTGCCAAGTGTAAACTTTGCCATCGACTTCCCACTTTACTGCTTTGTACTAACAATCGAAATTGGTTCAGTCGGAGCAGAGAAGTTAGTAATCGTCGTGTTGGACGGAAAGTAACTTAAGCTCGATCCGGCTTTCCAGTTGAGCGTAGTGATTGTCCTATCGTTACCAGCAGATGCTAAAAGCCTACCGCCATTTAGGTTTAAAGTGGTGATAGTTCCACTACTGTCGAGGTTGATCGTACCATTTTCGATGTTTGCAGTTGTCAACGCTGCATCACGTTTTAACATGTAACTGCCGTTGTACATATTGAGTGTCGTGTTGTCCGTGTAACTTGTAACAGCACCACCGTAATTATTGATCGTTGTAACGGCTCCAGATTCATTAATAAGGACTGTACCGCCAGTTACGTTTAGCGTGGAAGCCGAACATGTGTCGCCGGGGTAGCCAATTTGAACCAAGCCACCATTAACCTCGACGTTGGTTAACCCTGTGCCTTTTAAATAAACGCCGTAGGTTCCGCGACGATTACTACCAGTGTTATTGATAATTGGAGCAACTGTTCCACTACCTAAATCAAAGTAGGCGTATGAACCACTTCCAGCGTAGGTAAATGAACTCGCTGTTAATACCAAGTAACCGGCTGACGTGCTTCCTACGTTACCTGTATAGCCAGGGTCAAACGTCACACTGTTTAAGCCAATGGCACTTTGATCCAAGCCCGCTTTAACACTACCGACATACTCCGCTGTAAAAAACACATCATCGCTGGCTGAAGGAACAGCTCCACCAGACCAGTTGGTTGTTGTGTTCCACGAGCCATCACCCGCCGGAGTTCCAATCCAAATTACTTTCGCCATTATCAGTTTTCCTTCATGTTTATGATGGGTTGCTCTACATCAAATTTTAGTGGTGTCCAGTCGACTTCCGGGTACAGGGCATATCCAAGGTAAATGCTATAGTTTTTATCAATTCGTCCTGCTTGCCCGTATCCGTCTAATTTAACTGGGTCTTGCATGGGGATTCCTGACATATCCTTTGCAACTTCCAACCACTTTTCACGTTGTTCGTCTTCTTCGATTCGATTGTCGTTGTCGTCGTAACCATTCCCATGCATGTCGGGGTTATTTACCACGTAACCCTGATCAAGTAGCCAGTGTCGCCACGTAAATAAAAAGTCGCATTCTATTTCGTAACTCACCCGCCAAAACGGGTCGCCTTCGTTGTATTCTTTACTACCTGAAATTGATTGAAGCTTTGCCGTAAAAGCAGGCAGTGTGCCACGAAAATCATTGATGTCGATGTCTACAGGGTTGTAATTTACGGTATCGATGAAATCCAAAAGCGACGTTGGATACTCATTATGAAGCCTAGTAATTACAATTTTTAGTCGGCTGTAATCGATTTCCGGCGGTGGATCAAACGCAGTCATTGCTGAGTTGGTGATTGCCATTCCGTTGCCAACATGTGCAAGGAAATTTATCCCACGATCAGCCTTTTGCATTACAGGAGGCATATTTCCTCCGTCAGGTGGAGTCCAACCCGATTGCGGTGGCTGATTCCACAAAGTGTGAGCAGGCAATCCCATAGCACCTCGTGATACTTGCAGCTTCCCTAAATATGCACCCACCTCTGCTGCCCGGCTAACTCGCACGCTAGATACGTCAATCGTCGCTCCGACTAACTTCCAATCATCTGTTGGCTCGTCAGTTTCTGTTGTGCCTTTTCCTTTTTCGCCTCCACCACCACCAACGTCGTTACTGACTTTTATTGTGACATCCCAAAATCCCGGCGACTTTTGTTTTGCACTTTTTGACACTACCCAAGCGTGATCTACATCGTCCTCCAAAAGTTCGTAGCGGTCACCAATGGAAGGCAGCTCATCAAGCGACAGAATGGAATCAGCTCCCAGCTCCAAATTGTCAGTTCGTACTGTGTATCCAACTGAGTAATTAGCTTTACCATCGATATTGATAGAGCCTTGCCACGTATTCGATTTTGTTTGTACTTGTGTTGCCATTATGGTAATGCCGGTACGTTTCCAGGTGGTGGTTCAATTTTGTTGCGTATGTCATCGAGGATGTCGTTAGCCACAGCCATCGCTTGGTTTAACTGATTAAGGTATTCAGTCTGCCGCTGTTGTTGTCGTTCTGCTGCCATGCGGCCAGATGCTTCAGCCATAGTTCCTAGCTTTAGCGACCCAGCCTGTCGGATAGAGTCCATGACTTTCTTGCTTTCAAGCAGCGTCTTAAGTGCTGAAGCAACGCCGCGATTCCAGATCAGTTGTGCTTGCTGAGCAGTAAGACCAAGTTCTTCAAACTTTGCTTTGATTAACGCAAGTTCGTTCAGAGTGTCAGCAAAGATTTCCTCTGGAGTGCGAAGATTTTGTAACCACCCCTGCGCTTTGCCAATAAGACCTTCAAGATCACGAGCTTTTTGAAGTAAATCTTCGAAATTTCCTTTATCTTCACCACCTGTTATTTCATTAAGCTGTTTTGTTGCTTCGTCCATTTCCTTGAACGCGAGTATTGCTCCGGCGGTTGCAACAGTTGCAGCAGCAACAATTTTTGCGTAGTTTGCAAAATTCATACTAGCCGACGCAGCGGCTATTGCTTGAGAAAACTGTAAAATAGTAATCGCTCGAATCATTTTTGCGAAAATCGGCAAAATTCTCATAATAGCGATTTTTGCTATCCTTAAAGTAACAATTGCGGCTGCAACAGATGATAGAGCGATTGCTAAATTTCTTACTAACGGCCACCATCGACGAAAACTGGCTACTATCTCTTTTACTGACTTTATAATTGATTTAAAAGCGGGCAAAACATCCAGCAATAGTGTCATTTTCAAGCCGTTCCACGCAGTTCTAAGCCGTGTTAATTCGTCAATATAGTCTTCCCATTGTTCTGCATCGATAACTCCATGCAGCTCAGAAAACTCGTCCATAAATCCTTGGACATCTTGCCCCAATAAGTTCATTAAAGGAATCATGTTCTCCATACGACCGCCAGCAATTAATGCAATAATCCCCATACGTTCGGCTTGGTTTTCTACGTTGCCAATTGCGTCTTGAAGTACGAGAAAAGCGTCAATTGGAGTTTTGTTTGCTAAATCCTCTAACTCTAAACCAAGAGTTTTTAATGCTAATCGAGTGGTTTCGCTTCCTTGTCCGATGTTCAGCATCAAACGACCCATCGTAGAGAAAAATCGTTGTTCATCTCCACCAGCTAAAGCTGAAGCAAATGTCAACTGGGCAACTTGATTTACATCCGCTCCCAACGCCCTGGCACGCTTTGCTAAATCGTCGATGCGCTGTGCGGTTTCTTCGAGCATGGATGCTACTTTTTTAAATGCTAAAAACGCAGCAGCTGCGGCGGCTGCCGTCTTCGCCATTATTTTTAGTTGTCTATCGGTAATACCAAGCTTTTGGCCGAGTTGAGATAGCATGCCGTTAGCACGCTTCATGCCGGATTGAAATGGCTTCGTGTTGGCAGCAACTGTAGCAACCAGTGAACCGAGATTAGCAGCAGCCATTATCCGTAACGCCTTTCAATTTCCCGCTGGATTTCACCAATTGGTTGTGGTGGAACAAACTTCCTTTTTGTTCCTTGCAGCTTAGGAACAAAGGCATCAGGTTCTAACGCCTTGCTCCTATCGCTTACAAACATGTTTGCTACGATTGAACACAGCAGTGAGGACTGCAACCACTCCTCACCCCATGGTTCGGTGTAGTAATAAGCGATCCATTCGTCCATTTGCTCAGGTGTTATTTCCTCAAGCATCTGGTCGACATCAAGTCTTCCGGCCATGCGACACAGCCGGTAGGCCATTAATCTCCGTGGATCGCTCTTGAGTTTCCCACCAACTCATCAATCTCATCCGCTTGAAAACCTACGTGTTCCATCGCCGCATCAAATAGCTTTGCAGTGATAGCTCCATCTAGATCAGCAAGTGCCGAGATATCTGCATCAGTCAGAATGCGATTGCCGTCCTGGTCAACGAGTGTTCTTATTAACAACCGTCGCCGGGCATCATCCCGAATAACACCTTTCTTAGAAAGAATGCTCTTTTCGAAACGAGACTTCTCGCCTTCTGTCAAACTCTGAAGTCTGAATGTTGTGTCACCGAGTACAACCTCTGTAAATCGTTTGCCTGAGCAACCTAGAAGCTGTTCTCGTGTTCCAAAATTATTCTTCGACTTCGCCTTCGTATTCCCCGTCGTCATCTATCGATTCCTCCACAATCATGACATTCGGTGGCTGCCGTACTTCACTGACACCACCTGAAATTTCCCGTTCCACTTCGCTTCGCACCAACGCCATCACGGACTCAGGGTAGTTGCGTACCATATGTATTTCATTACCGATACCTTCCCCGCAGTAACCGGCTTGTATGCCGTTAATGCGAATCATTTTGATATCTGGAAATGTTGGCACTGACTCTCCATGAACTTCCGTTCTATGCGGATGATGATCAAACGTAATTTTCATCTGTGTTCCCCGTTGTGTAATTAGCTACCTGCGGTAAATGTTGGGTCAGTCAGACCGTCCCATTTAAAGGTTGCTTCACCCATCGTTAATGATCCCTGTTCTAAATCGCCGTATTTAATCCGTGTACAAAATGCTGTACCAGCTAATGTTCCAGCGGTTGTTTCACCTGATTGCAGCGGCAAAGTAATCGTCAATGTGCCAGCTCCGGCCAAGATATCTGCTGGTGTGCTTGAAAAATACATGGTCACATCAACTTCGCCAGGATCAATCACACGATCAGGAACGAATTCCTTGTAAGCACTGTGCTTGCCTGAAGCGACGGTTACGTTCAACGGTGTTGATTCCAATGCTTCTCTGCTCTGGTCACCAATTGAAATAGATTGGACAGTACCGGCAAGTCCGGTAAATGAAATTGCTGCGGTATTCCCGGTATCAGCCATTGTTAAAACTCCTAGCTAGGAATGGTTTCTGAGGTGACCATATCGAAATCGAGTGTGACGACATACCTTCCGGCATCCGATCCGTCGACCGGAATGTCATACTCCTTCGAGCGGTCTGTTAATAAAATCGATTTAACATAGTCCGAGCCAACACTGCCTCTAAAACAGTCCAGTGCTAGTCGAACCTTTTCTGCTAAGTTGTTCGCCCCGATTCTTGTTGAATCGAAACACCCCACAACTACAGTTCCCGTTACCGTTCCTTCAACACCAGCTAACCCGTGTTCGTGGATACTTGTCGATTCCACGTAGGCTATCGCCGGTAATGTATCGTTTTGTACAAGTGCGTCGGGTCTAATGCGATCACCGACTAAGTCCGTAACCGATGACTCACTTGCAAGTTTGGTTCTTAGGATGATTCCACAATCAGCCATTACGGTGAACCTCCAACATTTAATACGTTATTCTTTGCCGCATTCTTTGCAACAACTTGAGCAAGCTTCTTCTTTACATCCTGCTGAATCATCTTTGACAATTTAGGCTTAGTCTTTCGCCAAGTAACTTTGAAATAATGATCCGCTTTTACTCGTTCTGATGTCCTGCGTCCCCAATACACTGCTTTATGACCAAGTGCTAACAGGTGAGCGTGATTTCCTTTTTTGTTTTGATCATGTCCAACACTTACACCGATGATTCCTTTGCGAGCTGGATTATTTCGCCATTTTGAACTCGGTTTTCTAGCGGTTGATTTTTTCAGATGATCAAGACCCCGGCCTCCACGCGCTCTAGCAGACTCGTTACTTAACTTAAGCGTCGTACCCGTGAGCTTTGACCTGGGAGTTGCTTTTCTGATTTCACCTGCAATCTTTACACCTGCTTTATTTATGGCGTGGCGTAGAACCTGACGCTGTAACGAAAGAGGCAGAGTATCTAATGCTTGCTGTAGGTTACGTCCGTTTGAGGTCACAAACTTACCAGGACGAAAATGCACACTCGTATGTAATTGCTTAGTTAACGCCATCAATCATTCTCCCGGCAATAGAGCCAAATCATGTTGTTCTCAAACTCACGCTTTTGAACGGTCATGATATTAAGAGTTCGACTACGGCCTGCTTCGTCGTATCGCACACGCATCGTGCTATTGGGGTATTCACCTTCACGAGGCAAACGGATCATTACAATCGCATCAACCGTGGAATCCATTTGATCACCACGAGCCTTTTCACGTCCACCCGCATCACGAATCTTTGCGTTGCATTCACGAACCGTCGACCAAGACGTGGTTTGCTGACCAGCGGCATCAACGCTAGTTGACCGCTTTTCGATAATGATTCGATTCCGCAGACGCAGGCTCACGGGTATTGCCCCCACTTGAGGCAGCTGATAAGAGCTTCGTACCCCATGATGATTTCACGTGGGATAAACATGCTAACGGTTGTCGCCGCAGGATTATCGAACCAACTGCGTATTAGCAGTAGCATAGCTTGCCGGGCTGTTTCCGGCACGTCTGTGCTGCTCGTACCGTAACCGCAAACATACGTTACTTTCACATCGTTAATGTAACCACGATTATCAGGCCAGTCGGCATCGTATCCAAGAATAACCCGGCCTGGAGTATTGTCCGAATCCACGCTGTACTTGCTCGAATCGAGCGTGGTGACGACTCCCGCCGTGGTTGTATAGGTTACGCTGGTAACGCTTGATACCGGAGCTGTGAGAAGCTCTACAGCACTTCCAGCAGGAAAGCCGTCCATCGATAAAACCCGAGTTTGGTTTATCAATGCACGGCGTGTATCTTTTTCCACCTTGAGCCTAGCAGCCTTAATCAGACTCCTAAGTTTTTCGTCAAAGTAGTTATCATCTAAATCGCAATGAAACCTAGCTTCCTCAACGGAAATAGGTTCAATCGCCGGTTGTACGCTTACGTACTGCCGTTTTTTTGCTATTGCCATTCTTAGTAGCCTTTTTAGTGCGCCGCTTTGCAGGTTTCTTTTCTACGACGGCAAACCCACGGGCGAGTAATATCTCGCCCATGGGGTCTGCAACGTCATAGGTTTTGCCTGCTCGGTAGGCACGCCAGTCTTTATTAAAAAGAAGACGCATAATTAACCCCCACGTTAATACCGAACTAGCTTGCTGCTGTGAACAGCCCGACAACTGCTCCGGCATCACTGCCATCGCCAGCGTCGTGAACATTGATGTCGTAGCGGACGGTTGACCGTACAGCCATGACATCTTCGTCAAAGTATCGGCTATCGCTCATTGCGATATCGACACCTTGGCGGTCACCAATAATCACACCCTGACTAAAGTTGCCGAACAGAGCAGCCGCTTTATCAGCAGCGTCAGCAGGCATTTGGTCAGAGACGTAAACTGGATAGCCGAATAGCTGTGGACGAACGCCACCTTCCAGATTACTTACAGTGTTACCACCAGCAGCGTAAATCAACTTTTGGATGTACGAAGCCCACATTGAGCGGCCTACGATCCAAGAGAGATTGTTAGCAAACTTGTCTGGCACAAGCCCGACGAGCTGGTTGAGGTCGGCTAAAGCAACATTAGCAAACGACGTGTTGCCGCTCGACAAAGTTACTTTACCTGCTGCACCAAGAGCTGAAATCACACCAGTTTCAGAACCGTAAGTGCCGGTTCCGTCACCATTAATGAATTCATTGTCCTGCTGAACAGCTAATGCGTTTCCAACATCGCTGGCGAGGTTGTCTACAACACTGATAACTGAGTCTGCCAAGAGTTCCATCGAGATTTTACTCAACGTAGCTCGTTTAACAGCAGTCAAGGACACAACGCCCCAAGTTCTGTCAGATGCAGTGATTGCAGTCGCTTCACCGGGATACTGAACGGTTACACCGCCGGTAGCCTTTGGAATCGTCATCGCATCTGAAGTCATCGGTACGATGTTAGATACCTGACGTGCTACACCAGCATTCTGCAACACATCAATGATGGCTTGCGAAAGCGGTGTGGGAGTCAGATAACCACCAGCACTATCTGTGCCTTCCGTGGCAGTACCAAGAATTTGCTGACCGTAGTCGTTGCAAATTCGTTTTGCTTCGTCATCGCCTAGGAACGAAGCCTTTAGCCATTGACCGGCAAAGTATGCTTCCTTCTCATCCTTGAAAGCATTTAGCTTTACGTAGGATTTAGGAATGGCGAAGCTTTTTGCTGCCTGAACAGGCTGGGAAGCTTCAGAACGAGCTAAGGCAATTCGTTGCTTTTCAGCTTCTAGTCTTTCCAGACGGGCAACTTGTGATCGAAGACCTTCATCTTCGTCACCGATTTGGTTTAACACAGAATCGATTTCTGCATTCTCTTCGGCTGAGAGTTCCCGATCTTCTGCTTTAGCCAGGTTCACAATTGCTTCAGCCTGGTCTTGCAGATCGACAATCTCATCCTTGATGTCGTTGAGAGATTTCATGTGAAATATCCTCTAAGAAAAAAACAATATGTTGGGGTACGCAAAAACGGCACACCAACGTAACTATGAAAGTTCCGTTCGTAGTGCCGCTTTCGAGTTGCACTTCACAATTTCGGAGTAGTCTGTAAAGACTACGTGTATTTGACGATAAGCGTTATTTATTGCAACAACGGGAAAGTCTTATTTTCTGTTCAGCAATACTGCGATTAACCGGTGCTTGCTTATCCTCTTTCGGAGCCTGATCTATAAACGCAACTTCTCCTGCTGAAATCCATTCTGGTGCGTTCACGTAGTTGAATGCTTTGATGCATGCTACCGGAGCTTCGCTAGGCTCAATAACGGAATCCGCAAATCCAAAGCTAATTGCCTCAGCGGCACTCAACCACGTCTCTTCGTCCATCATGTCACCGAGCATGTCTCTGTCGATTCCAGTACGGCCTTCGTAGACTGTCAGGATCGTCTCACGAACCTTATCAAGCACATCCGCAGTATCACGCAGGTCTTTGCTTTCTCCGGTCGCCTGTGGAGTCCACGGGTTGTGTATCATCATCAATGAGTTAGAAGCCATTAACACTTCGTCACCGGCCATGGCAATGACACTGGCAATGCTGGCGGCTAAAGCGTCAACAACGACAGTTATCTTGCTCCCGGTGCGTTTTTTGTAATCTTCAAGTAGAGAAAAAATAGCCTGCCCATCAAAGACATCGCCACCACCGGAATTTATTCTCAATTCGATATCGCCTTGAGCATCCTCTAACGCCAAACGCATGTATTCAGCATCAACGTCATACCCAATAGTTCCATAAACATAAATTCGTGACATTACTTGCTCCCAATGATCGAATCAATAAGTTGTTGTTTTCGCTTATCCCATTGTGATAACTCATCCGAAATAGCACTTTCGAAGTTTTCAAATGTCGCCGTTCCAGCGACTTCAAGCAAACGCTCGCAGGATTCTTCTAGATAGTGACCGACGCTTTGGTCAAGATTATCAGCATGAAACCCCGCTGCCCGGATAGTATCCACACATGGGTTTAACGACTCAATAAATGTGGTTTGTAAATCTTTGTAGAAGTTGTCCATCCAATTGACGAAGTTTTCATCCTTCTGGCTAGCTCTTATAACTTTGTTACTTTCGATCCGCATCATTCTCGTGACACGGTCATCGACAAGTTTTCGCAAAGCGTTTTCCAAACCGTTGTCTTCTTCCACCTCTTCTACCACTTCGTCTTCCACCTCTTCTTCCACCTCGACGTTGGACGATTTAGTGTTCGGATTCTGGTATGTATCACCACCTTCGCGACTTGGCATGTTTTCCAATTTACGCACCTCATTTGGTGATAGGAATTCCGATGAAATACCGATTTGATATGACTGATACCGAGTGATCAGGTCAGCTCGTAACAGGCCTGCTGTTAGGAATTCGAAGTTGTATTGGTCACGCTGCCGCTGCCGGGCTGTTAAAAGCTTGTTATCAAGCTGCTGTTCAATTTCGACGATCCAATTCATCAGCGTCATGTCCGCATAACTGCGGTTTTCTGCTTCAAGTGACGAAAACGATGTTTTAGAGCTATCTCCTAATTTATGAGGTGGAATATTAAACCAGGAAGCTACCTCTTGACGCTGAAACTTGCGGGAATCCAGCCATTGAGCATTGTCGTTATTGATCGACATGATCTTGGCTTTCATGCCGCCTGCCAACAACGCTGTTTTATATGCGTTGTTACTACCCGCATGCATTTCGTTCCAAGATGCCAGTAGGTTATCGGCACGCTCTTTATCAATTGTCCCGTCGGTTTCCAATACTACACTTGGACGGGCGTTGTTCTTAAAGAACCGGTTACCATGTTGCTCAGTAGCTAACCCCAAACCAATTGAGTTTCGAGCGTAGCTAATTGTGTCGTATCCCCAGTATCCGTTGTTAGTTAGGTTTTTAATGTGGATTACATCACGAAAGTTAAGTGCAACTTTCTCGCTTTTGTCTTGATACGGAAACTGCACCACGTAGATTGGTTCATTGTTGACGACTTCAAGCGTGACATTGTCCGGGGGTAAAGGATACAGTCCTACCGGCGCACCACGCCCATCACGTTGAATCCACGCTACTCCGTTTCCGCTCAATAGTGCGTTTTTCATCAACACCGACAACAGTGTTTTTGGAGACATGTACGGATTAGGCGCACGCTTTAGCAATGAGTAACCAGGATGGGTCGTTGCTCGAATCCTGTCTTCAGGGTCGCGCTTGTCATAAAGAATTACAGGCAGTCGAGCGATATCATTGCTAATCGTGTTAACCGCCTGCCAAACCCATGCGAGAGTCATTGCTTTGTCGCTATTAACTACAATGCCGGAGTCAGAGCGACTACCTATCATTGTTGATTTCCAGAACCAATCTGCCGGGTTACGGAAAGTAGAATTTGTAAATAAACCTTTGATGCGGTTAATTAATTTCATTTGTTCGCTCAGAAATATATAGCCGGTTCGTTTCGTTTATTCATGTTCGCCAAGCCTCTGCCACGAGCTATAGCTAGTGCAACCGCTCCGTCGATCTTGTCCGAGGAATGTTTCTTTGAGAAGCGGATCAGGCCGTCTGCCTTTTGATCAGCCGCACAATTACTTAAGCACCACGACATAACGGGATGACCGTCGTGCCAAAGTGCTTCTTCCTCGATGTCATCGAGCAATTGTCGCGTGCCTGCCGTCATACCTGCTAATCCCTGGCTAACAGCGACAATAGGTACACCTTCGTCGGTTAGCGGATTTGCAATCATGTCTGCACCCCACGGGTCAAAGCCAATTTCACGCACATCATAAAGATCGAGAGTTCTACGAACGACATCCAACATCGGTTGGGGGTCGAGTCGCTGTCCGCCCGCTTCATGTATATGACCTTCATCTTTCCATTGCCGATAAAAGGCCATACCATTGGCTTCACGCTCTTTGATTTTAGCACTAGGTACGAAAAACCATGGCAACACCCAAGCCTTCGGGTCTTGCTCTGTCGCAGGAAACCAAAGAACGTAACAGCTAAGGTCTTCGTGGCTCGCTAAGTCCAGACCACCGTAACACTCTCTCCCGGCGAGATCAGGCATTTCTTCACAGCAGTAATTCCAGCACTGCATGTTGACGACCTTCTCGATTCCGGCAGTTGGAAGATTTAATAGATACCGACGGAAAGCGTTTTGTTTAGCTGGCGAGTTCTTGGCTTCTAAGTAATGCTGTTCGATGGTTTCTTCCTGAACTGTATAACCGAGAGATGGCATCGCTTTACGCCACTGCTCCGGTTCACCACATTTGTCAAAATCATCCTGACATTCAGCGTCAGCTTGAGCTAAAAAACAGAACACGTTCGGATCGACAATGGTTCCATCAATCATCTTCTGTGTATATTCGTACTGTTCCCACCAGATCAGCGTTCTATCGGCAACACCGACTGTTGAAACACTGAGCATCATCGCATTCGGGCGTGCGGCACTGGCATAGGCTAAAGCGTCGTAAAGCACACGACTACGTTGAGCGTGTATTTCGTCAAATAATACGAGGTTGGGGTTAATACCTTCCACACCTCTGGCACAGGCTTCCCCGGCAAGAGCCTGATAGAAACTACCGTTGGCGGGGAAGATGATTCTCTTCTTCGAATCTAATACCTTTAGCTTGCCAGCGATTGGTGGGCTTGAATTAACCATCGCGGCAGCTTCGCGGTAAATGATACCAGCCTGCTCACGGGTATGAGCCACACCGTAGATTTCCGCACGGTTGCCCTGCGTTAACAGATAAAGTACTGCCAGCCCGGCTGATATTGTGCTTTTGCCCTGCTTCTTAGCACACCACACAAAACCTTTCTTAAATCGATTTGTGCCGTCTTCGCGTTTCCACCCGAACAGAGGTTCGATAATGTCGTCCTTCTGCCAAGGCAAAAGCTTGAATGGTTTACCTGCGTGAATACCCATCGTGTGCCGCAAGTACTGCTCATAGAACGCTACTGCACCGTTCGCACCTTCTTCGTCGTAATAACATCCTTCACGGATAGCTAATTCATCATGCTCGTTTCTTACGAACTTGAGCCAGCCTTCCCGTTTAGCTTTTGCCTTTGCCGACTTCAGAGTTTTCATTAGTTAAACCTCGACAAGAACGAATCGAAATCATTCTTGACTTCCTCTTCGACCTGCACTCTCGCTCGGCTAGATGGCGTTAGACCAAACTCACACAGCCATTTACGGCAGGCTTCCATATTGCGCTCACGTACACGATCCCATTCGTGGCGGCGACTAAAGATGTTACCTTCTTTGTCCGTACAGACAGTCCAGGCTCCTTCTTTGGCTGTTACCTTTACAGCTTTACGCCAATCCGAATAAGTTTGGCAATACATAGCTAATGCGGTTGTATCTACCTCTGACAGGATGTTTAGCTTCCGTAGCATACCGGTGACGACTTTCCATTCGTGCTTCGCCATGCGATCTAAATAGGCTGGGCATTTG